TTTCAAGAGCGAAAGCCATAAATTAGAAACAATATTAACAAATCCAGCTATATTAAAAGTTTTATGTTTTTTGGCTGATACTTACAGTCAAGTAAAAATATATAAATACAATAATGATAAAATAGTAGAAAAAGATTTTTTATACACTTACAAAAAAACGCCAAACGACTGGCAGACGTGGACTGATTTATTTTGGGAACACAGATTTTGGTTAGCAAGCGGTAACGCTTATTTGTATGTAGATGCTAATGTTTGGTGTTATTTACGCCCTCAAGGATTAGATTTTACGGATGCTCAAAAAAAAGCATTTAGCCAAATATCATTTTCAAGTAAGTATAAAAAAGATGTAAAAAATCAATCATTTAAATACAAAAATGAAAATAATGTAGTGCAAGTTCTTAACTTTAAAAATCTACACATTTTCACAGACATGTCTGGGGGTATAAGTGGTAATTGGTTAAAAGGGAATAGTAGAATTGATGCTTTATACCAAATAGCAATTAATTCACAACTAGCATTACAATCAAAAGGGACAAATTTAAAATATACTGAAAAGTTTTTAGTAAGCGGTCAACACGACATAAAAGATACAACAAGCCGACCAATGGCAGAAACTGAAAAAGATAGTATTGAACAATCTTTGGAAAATGGTCGTAAAATAAACGCTACAAAATCAAAAGTAGATATGCAACAAATGGTATCTAATTTAGCACAATTAAAGTTAGATGAAGCATATGAAAGTGATTTGATAAAAGTTGCTAATATGTATGGAATACCAAAAGATGTAATTGATATTTTGTCAAAAGGGAGTACATACGAAAATCAAGAAAAATCATTAGGTAAGTTTATAAATTACAATGAAATGCCAAAAGTTCAACAAATGACTGATACATACGAGGTTATTTTAGAAGAACAAGATTTAAGAGGTTCTTTCAAGCATTTGCCATTTAATTCAGTCTTTGAAGTTGATAAAATAAACAATCGTAAAATAGAATTAGAAAGTTTGAAAATAGCAGTTGAATTAGGTTTAGAAAAAAGTATTATTAACACTAAATTAAAAGAAATTTATGGGGACTAAATTAACCTTAACTGAAATAAATAAACAACTTGACAAAAAGGATTTAGATTCAGCTATTAAAAAAAGCCTTAAAGAAAAAAAGAAAATACTAACCGATAATAAAATCGTTAGAAAATGATAAAATCAAACTACTTCCCGAATATAGAATTTAAAACACAAGACGAATTGTTTTTAAAGTTAAAAGAATATGAAAAAGACATAATCGATTTCAAGTGTTCTCAAATTTATAAATCAGCAGACAAAGGACAAGCAATTAAGTTTGTAACAATTGACGCTAAAGAAAATACAGAAAAGGCTTTATTTAAAGCTAAAGATAACTTTGTTTATCCAATAATAAGTTCAACTAATTATATGGATAGTCATGACGATGTACATTTAGAAGGTTGCTTTACAAAAACAGCTAAAGAACGTCAAGGTAAAGTGTTTTTTGTTGATACTCACGGTAAAAAAATGTCTGATATTATCACTAGAAAATCAGATATAAGAATGTTTGTAAATGATGTTGATTGGAAAATATTAGGTAAAGAGTTTGACGGAAAAAGCCAATCATTATTATTTGAAATTTCAAGAGATAAAGTAAGACCTGATGCGTTAGAGTTAATTGACAATGAACCTGACTTGGAATGTTCAATAGAAATGCGTTATATTAAAATGTATTTAGCTGTTAATTCTCAAGACAAATATTTTGCAGAAAATAAAGCGTTTTTTGATGCAAATATTGATAAAATAGCAAATAAAGAATTAGCATTAGAAAAAAATTATTTTTTTGGAGTAACAGAATTAGCAATAGTAAACGAGGGTAGTTTATGCCCTATTGTTGGTGGTTCAAATGGTGCTACAAGAGTATATCAAAATAAACAAGCCGAGCAATCACTTGAGAATAAAGAAGAGCCGTTGCAAAACACTCAAACAGAAAAACGAAAATTAAGTATAATTTAAAACACAAAACTATGTTTGTTCACAAAAAAACAGAAGAATTGGAAAAAATGACTCCTCAAGAGTTAGACCAATACAAAGCTGATTTATCAGTATACGAAGCTGAAGCACGCAAAAATGAAATCGATGCCGAAGTAAAAAAACAATTAGAGATAGCTAAATCTACTTTAAAAGCTGAATTAACAGACGAAGTAGCAAAACAATTGTTAGATGCTAACAAAAGTGGAGAGGTTGCAAGTGAAACCGAAGTAGTAAAATTTTTCAAAGAAAATGTTTCAAAATTTACTGAAACTGATAAACATTACGGAGCAACCACAACTATTAAGGCACCATCTTTGATGACTACTGCAAACGTTACTCCAAACGTTACAAACGGATTTTCGCCGTTGTTCGGAAACTACATTGATACTGAAATTGGTTCTACTCCAAAACCAGACCTTTGTATTTTACCATTAATTACAGTTAAAAATCAACCAGGCACCGAGTCAATTTGGCACGTTTCAAGAGTAAACCAAGAGGGTGATGCTCAATTTATTGCTGAGGGAGAATTAAAACCATTAGCTGATGCTGAGTGGGCAACTACAAAAGAGCCAGTTAAAGAGGTTGCAGTTCGTTGGAAGTTCACAAAAAGATTAATGAACCACGCGCCAAGTGTAGTGGTTGATTTTGCAGAACACGCAAACGAATTGATGGAGCAAAAAATGGATGACGGTGCGCTTACAGGCGATGGTACAGGAACAAATTTAGAGGGTATTACCGCAACAGGTGTAGCATCTGCTTTTATTGTTCCAACACAATTAGCTGCTTATTATGCTGAAGCTAATATTTTTGATGTTATTTTAGCTGTTGCAACTCAAGTACGTTTAGCAAACTTCAAAGGACAACTTACTGCTGTATTAAATACAGTTTGGGAAGCTAAAATGAAAGGTATTAAAAACACTCAAGGCGAATATATAGTACCTCCATTTGTTTCCCCTGACGGGACAATGGTTGGAACTGTAAAAGTTGTATTTAGTAATAAATTCCCTGATACTCACATTTTAGTTGGAGATTTGAAAAAATTCAACTTGGTAATGGCAGAAGATGTAACTTATGATGAGGGTTATGAGAATGATGACTTTTCTAAAAATTTAGTTTCTAAAAAATTAGAGGCATTTATGGGAACTTACATCAAAGCTGGCGACGCTGGTTCAATTGTGTATGATGATATTGCGGGTATTTTAACCGATATTGAATTACCTTAATTAAGTATTAATTTTAAAATTTCATAAAAATGGCAGATGTTAAAAAAAACGAAGTAGCAACCTTTAACGCAAAGGCAATGTTATTAGAAAACGCTGAAAAAGGTACTAAAATCTTCTATTCAGATAGGTTAAAAGTAGAAATTGTTAAAGAAACAAAATACTATAAAATCGGTATGGTAGTAAGTCCTCACAAAGTGAAAGCCGAGGCACTTATTAAACAAGGTATAGCAAAAGAGTATAAAGAACCTAAATAATAAAACAAATGTATTTAATAGACGAGGCTAATTTTACAAGAGAAATTTCGATACCGAATATAACTAGTTCGCAAAGCGGTAACGCTGAAAAACTAAATTTATACGCTGATGAAAAGCCTCGTCTATTACTACAAATGTGTTTAGGAAATGTATTATTTGCTCAGTTAGATAGTCAAGTTACTAGTGGTGTTTTAATTCCACTAGCAGACCAAAAATGGAAAGATTTAGTAAACGGAAAAGTGTATGGAGATAAAGTATGGAAAGGATTAAATTATCAAGAGGGTAGTTTTAAAGTTTCATTATTAGCTTATTATACTTATTGGCATTGGATAAATGATAGTTATTCAATTAACTTTCAAATTCAAGCTAAAAATGCTGAAAATATAAATCCAACTAGTAATATGGTTGATGTTTGGAATAAGTTTTTAGAAATGTATCAGGGAACTAATGTTTATATTGCACCTAGAGTAAGCACCTTAAATGGCGCTACTTTTGTAGATTATTTCAGCAATACTAACAATAGTAATTATGTTTCTTTGATTCAGTTTTTGAAAGATAATCCAATTGACTATCCAAGTCCGCAACTATATTGTTTTGAAAGTTTAAGTAATTCTAATTCATTAGGTTTATGATAATTGCAAATGCCTTAAAATTTTTGTTTGATGGTGCAGTTGCCGATTGTGTTTTTTTAGGTGTTCCAAAACCAGCAACAACTATAAAATATTGGTATGGAGACCAAAAAGAGTTGTTGAATTGGATAACTAATCAAAACGCAAGAAGTACTCCTAATAAATATCCACTTGTTTGGTATGTTTTAAACGAATATACCGAGTTTGATGGCTGGTATGAAACAGATGCTAGATTGGTTATTATGCAAGATACTAGACTTCAAGAAATGAATGATTGGCGGAACAACAACAGTTACGAGGGTATTTTAGAACCAGTTTGTGAAGTAGTAAAAAATATATTAGTAGAATCACAACAAATTGAAATATTAGGCAGTTTTCAAGACCGTTTTAAGTTAAATGCAATTCCAAACTATGGGATTTCGCCACAAACAGACGATTTAAAAACTACTAATAATACAAATGAAAAAAGCATAAATATTGATTTGATAGATTGTTTAACAATTGATTTCAAATTAAGAATAAAAGCAAAATGTTTAATAAATTAAAACAAAAAAAATGGCAATATTAATAAATGCAAAAAACTGCGATGCAGTTAGAAAAAATTTAGGTGTACCCGAGTGTATCTTAAATAATGGTAGAATTACAGGAATGATACTAACAGATAATGATGTTAGTTATGATTTAACAACCGGTACTATTGATTTAACAACTGCAAATTTAGCTATTCAAAACGGAACATTTGTACCAATTTTAAAAGCGGTTGAGGTTATAAACAACACTCCAGATCCTACAACAGAAGAGTATCAAGGAGGTATTATATCCGTTGTTAGAAATGGTTTACCTCAATTTACTTTTAAATTTTTAAAAGGTTGGGCGTATGCAAGAGCTTTATACTCTTACAACAGTTTTCAAAACTTTAAAGTATTTTTAGTTTTTGAAGACGGAAGTATAGCAGGAGTAGTAGATGGTAATACATTAACTGGTTACAGTTTAGGAATGTTAAACACTGGTACATTTATGCACACTGATGGTGCAGTAAGTGGATATGTTACAACAACTATTCAGCTAACGTCTACTGATGAATACAATCTTAATACAGCTGTATTAGATAGGGGTTATTTAGGATTCAATGCTAATAATCTATTTCCTATAACAGATATATTAATGACTGGAAGAGCAGATGTATCAGAAAATAAAATTTATTTTAAACCTAAATTTGCAATGAATACATCTAGTATTTTGGGGGGTATTACAATTGCTAACTTAAAACTAACGATAGACGGTGCGACTTCAACAATTACTCCTTTATCATTAGTTTATAACTCTTTAAATGAAGAGTACGAACTAGCGACAGCAACAACTATTACAACTGGAAGTAATGTGGTAGTAGAATTGTATGATACACCTAATTTGGTAAATGTTGCCAAAATAGGATTGCAATTTTACAAAGGAAGTACAGGGATTTTTAAACCAGTTGCATAATTAAAAATAAAGTATTATATTTACAACGGTTTTTAATTAATTATTATGAATGAGAGTGCAACAATTAACGGTTGCACTCTTTTTTTTTAAAATATAAAAAAATGGAAATATTTGATAAACAAATTTTCGGAAATGATGCCGAACAGTGGTTAAAACTTTGCAAAGAGCAAAAAAAAGAATGGATTTTAAAATATACAAGTCAAAATGACGTTGAAAAAATAAAAGAATTTATTGACAACGCCAAAATAAGTAAAGATTGTAAATGTTTAGACTGCGGAAAAAATGGGAATATCAGCAAAGAAATTTCAACAGAAACTAAAACCATTACTAACGTTGTCAACGTTAGAGAAAATGGTCGAACAGGAACTAAAAAAGGAAGAACAAACGCTAAAAGATCTTAAAGAACAAGATTTTTTGGAGGGGGATATTTACGGAAATGGTCAAGATGTGGCATATAGAAGTAAAAACTACGAAATATTTAAGTCTAAAAAGAACCCATTAGCTGGTGGATCAGTCGATTTAATTCTAACAGGCAAATTTGTGAATGCAATGTTTTTAAAATCACAAATGAAAGGTAAATATTTTTTTGGTAATCGTGATTCAAAAGCAAAAATGTTAGCTAATAAATACGGAAACGATATTTTTGGATTAAATCAAAAAGTATTTAGTAAATTTCAAAAAGACATTATAAAAAACAGATTTATAAGGCAAATAAAACAAAGATTAAATGTGTAAATACAATGATATTTCTAATATTCCAGCTAAATTATTTTTTGATATTTTAGAAACAAAAAACTATGATTTATTAGAACCTAACGAAAATGAAATAGCCGAAAATATTTTCACTAAAATATACGATGATTATTTTGTAAAATCTGATAATGTTGAAGCTAAACAATTTTTACTTTTAACAAAAGAAATAGCATTTTTAAATTATAAAATAGAGTCTTTAAATACTATTTTAATTTTTTTGTTTTACAACGAATTAACAAAGGATATTTTAGAAGATTATTGCAACGCTATAAAAAAAGGTTTTGATATAGAAATAGATTTAAGCAAACCAATTTCAGAAGAAATAAAACGACTTCTAACAGAGGATTTACAATGGTTAAAAAACGAATTAGTTTTAAAAACAAATGAATTAAAAAGCTATTCAAATTTAGAAGCACCAATACAGCAAAGTTATTATGATAAAATTGTGAATTTATGTGCGTGCGCTCCTCCAAACTTTCAAATTAAACCCGAAATAACATTGTTAGAGTTTATACAAATAGAAAAGGCAGTTTCAAGATATAATTTAGAATTACAAAAACATAAAAAATAATGGCAGAATTTATAGATATATTAAGTCCTAGCGCCTTAAAAGATTTACGAGAAGCAAATACAGAAGTGTTAAAGTTAATTTCAAATATTAACAGCACTGGTGCGTCTATGAATAGTCTAACAATACCTAGCTCTTCTAACAATTATATTGCACAACTAAATAATGACTTGCAAAAACAAGCTATTTTGATTAAAGATTTAGAAGCAAAAATAAAATCACTACAATCAGCAAAAACAAGAAATAATCAACAAACAGTACAAGAAAATGTAAATAATGGTATTTTAAATAGAAATGCACGTCAACAAGCGGTTATACAATCTACGTTGGCTGGCGCTTATGCTAGACTATCTACTCAAATGA